CCTAGAATGCGACAAGGGTTTGCAGGGGCGGCAGTATCAGCCACAGCATCCTATTATAGTGATTTGCCTATGCTTGAAGGTATTGCAAATTTGCAATCTGTCTTTGACATGCAAACTGGTAATCTTGAAGTAGACCTTACAAAGATATTGCAAAGCCCAGCGCAAGTGGCAACACCGATAGGTCTGCCAAACCCACTGTCTAGTGCGCAAGATGCAGTGACAAGAACTATCGTTGGATCTGGATCCACAAAGCCGCGTGAAGATGTGCAATATTGGACTGAAGCAGATATTCTGCAAACGGATGAAGATGGCAACTACATTCATGCAGATGCATTAGGTGATCCAGATTACAGTAAGATCGGCATGATTAAAAACGGCAGTGATGTCGTGCTGCGTTTTATCAAAGAACTAGATGCATACCAATCTCGCAATTCACTGTTCAAAAGTGATGAAGATAAGAACGCGCCGTCATTTGACACGCTTGGTAATCAACTAGGTGCGGCTGATAGAAACATCTTTGTGTCACCGTTTGCTGCAGTATCTAGCAATTTGCTTGGTGTAAAAATTAGCGAGACAGAAGATGCGCCAATCTATGTCGAAGAACTCTTGCGCATTGCTACCTTGACCGGTGGCTGGCCGCTTACAAATCCGAAATCTAGTCCAGGTGATGCAAGCGAGAAACTGTACAGCGTAAGGCTATCACCAGGCGTTCAGAGCGATTGGATTAACTTTGTTAAAAACGAAAAAAACCCAGATCAATTTACAATGCGCATGCCTGGTCTGGGCGAGGTGACCTTCCAAGAGGCTTTAGAATATCACCTGGTATCAACATCAAATCGTTATGGCCGCGAGTATGACAAGGCTGATGATGACGGCAAACGTCAAATGATCATGGATCTCAACAATAAGTTTTTAAAAGGTGGCTGGGCTGAAATGATGAAAGATCCAAAATACGAAAACATTGCCATCGCAATTGATGATCTCAATAACGCAAAAATAGAGGGTAACATAAAATGACAGTCAGTAGCTCGACAAACAGGGTAAGCTATTCCGGCAACGGGTCGCTGACCGCGTTTGCCTATACCTTTAAGGTTTTCGATGAAGACGATCTCACAGTCATTCTGCGCGCCAGTAATGGCACAGAAACAGTACAAACAATCACAACCCATTACACAGTTAGTGGGGTAGGCGATGCCGGTGGTGGCAACGTCACGTTCACTACAGCACCAGCCAGTGGTGTAACGGTTGTAATATTGCGTGAGCAACCTTTAACACAGGGGCTCGATCTTGTTCCTAACGATCCATTTCCAGCGCAATCGCTAGAAGATCAGCTAGATAAACTGACGTTTATTACACAGCAACACAGCGAAGAACTTGGGCGCACAATCAAAGCTTCTAAGACAAACGTGATTACCGGTGCTGAGTTTACAATATCTGCGTCAGATCGAGCTAACAAAGTTTTTGCTTTTGATAGCTCTGGCGATGTGAGCATCACATCTGAGCTAGGTGTTTATCGTGGCAACTGGGCAGCTGGTGTTGCTTACAATCAACGTGATTTAGTTAAAGATAGCAGCAACGATAATATCTACCTGGCAAACACAGCGCACACATCTAGTGGCTCAACGCCTCTAAGCAGTAATGCAGACATTGCGAAATGGGATCTAATCGTCAATGCGGCGGCAGCGGCCTCTAGTGCAAGCGCAGCTGCTACAAGCGCAACGGCTGCGCAGACCGCACAAACAGCCGCAGAGACTGCGCAGACCGCATCGGAAACAGCGCAGACCGCATCAGAAACAGCGCAGACCGCATCGGAAACTGCAAAAACCGCTAGTGAAACTGCCCAAGCCGCAACAGAGTTAGTCTATGACAACTTTGATGATCGCTACCTAGGCGCAAAATCTACGTCAGGTGGAAACCCTACAGTTGATAATGATGGCGATGCACTGATCGATGGTGCGCTATTCTTTGATACTACAAACAATGTCATGATGGTCTACAACCTGGGAACAACAACCTGGTTGCGAACAACGCCGACAACATCTGACCAGGCTGACATCACGACACTGGCCGGCATCGATACAGACATCCAAGCACTTGCCGACATCGAGGATGGAACATCCGCAACAAACGCACTGTCAAATGCTGGTAACGCTTCTACAGAAATTGTTACTGTCGCGGGTCAGATTTCTCCGACAAATAATATATCGACAGTCGCTGGCCTATCATCGGATATAAGTACAGTAAGCGGCATAAGCGCCAATGTCACATCAGTGGCGGGTGTAAGCACGGATGTTACGACAGTCGCTGGTCAAATTAGCCCAACAAACAATTTGTCTACTGTGGCGGGTATCGCGTCAAATGTTTCGACTGTCGCGGGAATTTCAAGCGATGTGACCACAACGGCGGGTCTAAGCACCGACATCGGCACGTTGGCTGATATTGAAGATGGCACAACGGCAACGAATGCAATTAGTAATGTGGGCAACAATACAGCAAATATTACGACAGTCGCTGGTCAAATTTCGCCGACTAATAACATTTCTTCATTAGCCGCAATCTCTAGTGAAATATCATCTGTTGGCGGCTCAATATCAAACGTCAACATTGTGGCGACAAACCTTTCGTCAATAAATACTTTTGCCAACCAGTACGTTGTTTCTGCATCTACACCGTCTAGTCCAAACGAAGGATTGCTGTGGTTCGATACATCCACAGATACCATGAAGGTGTATAATGGCGGTTCGTTCCAAAATGCTGGCTCGTCCGTCAATGGTACATCAGAGCGCGTGGATTATGTGGTTGGCACAGCTTCTGGCTCATACACTGGCAGCACAACAGCGTTCCCAGCAACATACGATCCAACGTATTTAGACGTATTTTTAAATGGGGTGCGCTTAGACCCAGCTGATTATACTGCTACAGACGGATCAACAGTAACGCTTTCGTCAGCTGCTTCATCTGGAGACACCCTGGGCGTTGTTGCTTATGGCACATTTGTTTTAGCCGATCACTACAGCAAGACTACATCAGATGCACGATACGCAGCGCTATCAGGTGCAACATTTACTGGTGATGTAAGCGGCACAAACGTGACCCTGTCAGGTTATCTGCGCGGCCCATCTACATTTACAATCGATCCAGCTGCACACGGCGACAACACTGGAACGCTGGTTATCGCTGGCAACCTCCAAGTTGATGGAACTACCACGACTGTGAACTCTACTACGATGGAGGTCGATGATCTCAACATCACAGTGGCATCGGGTGCGGCAAATGCAGCGGCGGCAAACGGTGCTGGGATTACGGTAGACGGTGCGAGTGCTACATTCAACTACGCAAGCACTGGCGACAAGTGGACAATGAATAAGCCGCTTGAGATTAGTGGTCAGATTACAGCCGACAACATTACTTACGATATTGTTTCAACGGCTGTGACAGTTGAGAAAAACACACGCAATGCATGTGACGTATCAAGCGCAGCGTTTACAATGACATTACCAACAGGCCCAGCAACAGGTGACTTTGTAGAGATACGCCAGATTGCAGGGGATTTTTCAGTAAACAACTTAACGGTTGCTGGTAACGGCAACAACATTAACGGCGATACATCGCTAATAGTAGATGTGGCATATGCACAGCTTGCTCTCATCTACAACGGAACAGAATGGAGAGTTAGCTAATGGGTACTTTATCTAGTCTTACTGGCGCGGGTTCAGGTGGTGGTGGCGGCGACCCACAAGCAACCTTTCAGGCAAGCGCAAATGTCGCCAACGGTGACTTGGTTATACTGAACGACAACGGCACGGTTGCACCAGTTTTTTCAACAGCAGTCGCTGCCGATTATACTAAATCAGATAACGGTACAAAAATACACGCTGGTGGAACGCCAACTTTTGGCATGACTGCTTATTCTGCCAACTACAATGAAACACACGATAAATATGTGTTTTTCATAAGGTATGACGGTGGAAACTTATACGGTGATTTGCGGTCAGGCACTTATAGTAGTTCAACAGAAACATATAGTACAAACTTTAGAACTCAGTTTTCTGTTTATGCAAACTGGATGTCTCAAAAAAGAAGTCCTAACGAAGGTTATGTTTTAGGTTATAGAGCGAACAACGGTTACATTTATGTAAGAGGCGTCAGATGGACAGGTTCTGATTATACTGTAACGAGTGAAGGAACAGCCAATACAGCAACAAGTAGCTCACAAGACCTTTATTGCGAGGCAAGTGGGGATGGTAGCAGCAGTTTTGCCATAGGTGGAATGACAGGTAATGGGTGTCCTGCGGTGGTACATGGAACATGGGATGGAACAACGTCTACTCCTTCTTTCTCTGACACTGTGCAATCGCAGAACTCAGACAGTATCAATAATCAGTTTGGGACTAATTGGGGCAGCGGAACTTTATCAGGAGGTCATGTTAAGGATGACATTCATGTTCTAGCAGGGCAAAAAGGAACAAACAGTTACATTTTTGCTTGTAGGGTTGAAGCAAGTGGAACTACATACGGCAACCCTGTAGATACAGGGTTTGTTCATAACGGTTATCCTAATCGAATTATATATGACAGTGAAGTTGGGGTGGGCGTGTTCCAAACCTACAGTGGAACTAATGGTTCTGGGCCAAAATACATTGCTTACAGTGTAAACACTGAAACACTAGCAGTCACTGTTCACGGGCAAATCCCCATGCCCACTGGCTTTACTGGTTATGCTTCTGGTCTTGGTTGGAACCCAACAGGAAAAACTTGGGTTGCAGTAGACCATATGGGCGGTGAAATATATTCGTTTACTTTGGATAGCACTGGCAATGTCCTTGCCTCAAACACAGGACAGTTTGCGCCAAATGCACCTACACCTAGTGCGGTTAGATTACAGTTCCAAATGATATTTCCCGTACATGGCAGTGGGGCTATGGGAATTATGTTTAATGGTGACGCTGTTATTAGTGGAGGTGGAGCGGGTTCTTATATGGATACATCAAACCACTTATATGTATCACAGTTTGACATTCCTTATGTAAGTACAAACATAGATACATATTTTGGTGAGGCTAAAGACGCAATTACAAGCGGTAACGCTGGGCCTGTAGCAATCCTAAATCGTACAAAAGATATACCAGACTCATCTTTCCAAAAAGGCCAGAAGCTGTTTGCAAACCCAAGCGGCTCTGCATTGGCAACGTCAGGCACATACCGTGTTGGCTATGCAACTGATGGCGACACCATCCTAGTAACAGGAGACCCAAGCTCATGACCAAAGCAAGAGACTTAGCTAATATCTTATCAACGGCTGCAACTTTTGATGATCCGACCTTTACTGGAACACCATCTGCACCAACTGCTACGGCTGGGACGAATACAACGCAAATAGCTACAACAGCATTTGTGCAGACAGACTTAGCTAATCTTGTCGATAGCGCACCAGATGCACTCAACACTCTGAATGAACTGGCAGCGGCACTTGGTGATGATGCAAACTTTTCAACAACTGTTACGAATAGCATTGCGACAAAGGCACCACTGGCAAGCCCAAGATTCACAGGAGATGTATTAGTAGGGACTACGAGCAGCACACTGTATTATAACTCTACTAATACTTATAATGTTTCAACTGCAATAAAAACAGACACGGCAAATGAGGTTACAGAGCTTGCCCTGATAAATGGTAATAATGACTTTGGTTCTGCTATTGATTTTGCTCGAACCAATAGTGCGACAAATGATGTGCGATTTGCTACTATCAATGCAATGCCAACAAGTAACACTGCTGGCTCTGAATCAGGTGTTATGAGATTTTACACAAAAGGCACTAGTGACACTAATGTAAATGAAAGGTTTCGTATTGGTGAAGCGGGTCAGTTAGGCATCGGCGGTGCAACATACGGTACATCTGGACAAGTTCTAACATCTGGCGGCTCTGGTGCCGCACCAACATGGGGCGATGTTGCATCTTCTGGCCCTCTCTTTGATAATTTTCTCTTTCGGTAAAGGACAACGAAAATGACAACTTTTTCATTCGTAGATCAAGAGTATACTGTTAGCTCTAATAATAATAGCTATTTAACTCCTAGAAGCATTTACACAGTGCCGAGTGGTAAAATTGCTAAAATTCATTTTGATAGTTTTTTTATAACTCATAATGCAGCTGCTAGTAGTGCTACTGCTTTTAAACAAGCAGGTTTTATACTTTATTCAGATGGAACAAATGTTCATCGAAAACACATGTATGGTCGTTTTGAGGGTGCTGAAAATGACATAATGATGGTTTCTTTTTACAATCCAATGGATTACTCTGGTTCTCGTCATAATAGTAATAATGGCTCTCAAAGTGCTAATTATGAATATACTATGTTCGCTCAACCTGAAAATTTTATTAATTCAGGCACTCCAGAAACCAATATGAGCGATTCAAGTACTGGTTATTATGATTTTACAAGCAACAGAATTTATGGTGGTAGAGTTTATGGCCCAAGTGATTTCTATATGGAAGCTGGCGAAGTTTTGAAACTTAATGCTTATGCAAATACAGACAATAACACCACTAAGTATTTCAATGTCAGACTAGCTATCTTCTTAGAAGATGAATAGTAGGGTGGAGCCTGTATAATGGATAAAAGAACAGTCGCATCAGCGCATGAGCGCATTGACCAGATCGAAAAGCAATTGATCGCTATGAAAACGGAAATGGATATTCAGTTCAAAGACCTGTTCAACCGTGTGAAAAGACTAGAGGCTATCATGATCGGCTCATCGGCAGCTATTATTCTTTTGCTGCTACGGCTGATAACAACGGGCTGATCTAATGGATCCGGTCAGTTGCGTTGCCCTGGCGGCTGGCGCATACAAAACGCTCAAGGCAGCTATTAGCACGGGCAAGGATATTCAAGAAATGGGCCAGACCCTGTCAACATGGGGTCAGGCCTTTTCTGATTTCAACAGGTTAGAAGAGCGATCAAAGAACCCGCCCTGGTGGGAAAAAACATTTAAGGGCAGTGACGAAGAAACAGCGATCCTTATTTGGAACCAGAAAAATAAAATGGAACAAATGCGCAAAGAAATAAAAGATCATATTTCTTTTGTGTACGGGCCATCAGCCTGGGACGAGGTTCTGCGCATCGAGGCAGAGCAACGCCGGATCCGTAAAGAAGCTGCTTATCGCAAGCAAGAATTCATAGATAGCTGCATCAATTGGACAGTTGGCCTTGTGTGTTTTGCACTGGGCGCAGCCGTCTTGGGCGGCGGCATATATGTGATTGGCAAAGCCAGGGATCGCTGGTGATGTGGATCCTAGTCTGGCTCAGTTTCGTAGACAACAACTTTGAGTATTACCAGCTGGGTGTGTTCGGCACAGAGGCACACTGCAACAAAGACAAGATCAAAGCAGAGGTGATGGTTAAAAATGCCAACCAAGCAGTCACCTGTTTTGAGGTTAGTAGAAATTAACCACAAGCGCTGGGCTGTTTATGACCAGGACAACCGGCTGATCATCTTAACATCTAATCGTAAAATAGCTGAGAGGTTTCTCAATGGTGGACGAGTACGACCTAAACAAAAACGGAGAACTAGATCCGGATGAGCGCGAGATCATGTTGGAAGATCGTCGCCGCCGGATGGAAGACGCTGACCACAAACGTGACGCGCAGCTGCGCATGACTTGGTTCGCCCTGGTGGGTTTGCTTGTCTATCCATTTGGCATCGTCCTGGGAGACATCATTGGATACGAGACAACGGGTCAGCTGTTGGCAGATATTGCGCCGACATATTTCATTGCTGTGTCCGGCCTGGTCGCTGCGTTCTTTGGGTTCAGTGCGATGGGGTCTAAGAAATGATGACATTACTTGGAAGCCTGTTGGGCTTTGGCACATCGTTTCTGCCAGAGGTACTCAATTATTTTAAGACGAACCAGGAACACAAGCACAGCCTGGAACGCATGAAAGTAGAAATGGATCTGATGTCCAAGCGCGCTGAGTTGAAGCTTGGCATCATGGACAAGGAAGCTGAGATCAAAGAAACAGAGGGGCTGTACAAACATGATAGCATCGATGCTGGACTCGTTATTAACGCACTTAGGGGGAGTGTCCGGCCTGTTATCACTTATGCTTTTTTTGGCCTATTCGTTGCCATCAAGGCAACCGCTCTGATGACGTTAACAAAAGACCAGGGCGTAGAGCTTGGTCAAGCATTGTCAGTGATCTGGGATGACAACACAGCTGGCCTGTTCGCAGCCATCATGTCGTTCTGGTTTGGCAATCGCGCAGTGTCAAAATATTACGGAGCAAAAAAATGAAACAGAATTTTGATCAGTGTTTAGAGATGCTGTTGAAGCATGAAGGTGGATATGTCGATCACCCAAGAGATCCTGGGGGCGCAACAAATCTAGGTGTAACGATTGGCGTTGCAAAAGAACTAGGCCTCGATGTCGATGGTGACGGTGATGTGGATAAGGATGACGTAAAGCTTTTTGATTACGACATCGTCGCGCCGGTCTATCGCAAAAAGTATTGGGACAAGGTACGGGCCGATGATCTGCCCAGCGGCCTTGATTGGAGCGCGTTTGATTGGGCCGTGAACTCTGGTGCCGGACGGCCAGCCAAGGTTATCCAGAGATTTGTTTCTGCGAAACAGGACGGGGCCATAGGCCCAAAAACCCTGGCACTCGTAGCAGAGCATGACCCAGAAAAAATTATTCATTACGTCTACGACCAGCGTCAGAAATTTTATGAGCGGCTCAAGACGTTTGATGCATTCGGCAAAGGATGGACACGCCGAAATAAAGAAACCCTCGAAACAGCATTGGAGTTAGCACATGCCAGGTAAGAAAAAACCAAAGCCAAAGAAATCAATCATGGGTTCATACGGGAGCGGTAAGTGATGGCCAACAAAGGACTCTACCATAACATTCATGCGAAGAAGAAACGCATAGCTGCTGGATCCGGTGAGAAGATGAGAAAGCCTGGTGATCCTGGTGCGCCCAGCGCGAAGGATTTTGCCGACAGTGCGAAGACGGCAAAGAAGAAAAAGTCCGTCATGAAATCCTACGCATAGAGGTGACACATGTCAGCTGCTTGGCAACGCAAAGAAGGTAAGAGTGAGAGCGGCGGCTTGAATGAAAAAGGCCGTCGATCTTACGAGCGAGAGAACCCAGGATCCGATCTCAAAGCACCGGTCAAATCTGGCAACAACAAACGCCGTGGATCTTTCGGTGTGCGGATGGGAAGCAGCAAAGGGCCGGAGCGAGATGAGAAGGGCAGACCAACTCGACTGCTAAAATCTCTGCAAGCCTGGGGCTTCAAATCAAAAGCTGATGCGCGCAAACGTGGCCGCTCGATCTTAGCATCACACCGCAAAAAAGAGGGCGGTTCATCTACAGCATAACAGCGAATCTTTTGGCACCCGGGTGCCAAACAGGGTGCCAGCCACCATAGCTTTCTGTCGCCATAGTTGCCGAAACCACGGCAATAGAGGCAATAAAACAACACAGAAAGCAACCACGGGCGATAAAATGACGGGTTCGAGCCCCGTCAACCGCGCCACTACTTTCCCATATAAATCAATAACTTAACCCCATTTTGAGGCATTTGGGTGCCAAGCTGGGTGCCAAAAAATGTAAAAGGGTGACGGGGATTTACTTGCAATATGATTTATTTTTCCCATATATTTGACGTATAGCGTCAAGATCATGGGATAGATATCATGTTAAACATACAGACAAAACAAATGCAGTCACGCGCCAAGATCGGCAAAGCATCTTGGGTTGTGGATACACGTTCAGTTCTAGCTAATGGTTCACGTTCATTCTTCCGCACCAAGGAAGAGGCGTTGCATGCAATCGCAGAACTAAACCGCGAGACAACATCAGAAGCCAAGACCAGCACGACCTGGAAATGGACATTCGACAAGTTGCGCGACTCGTACATGGAGCGCGTCACAGCTGACTATAAGACCGGCAAAAAATCCAAAACATTCTACACAGACAAAGAACGCCACAGCCGCCAGTTCTTGGAATTCAAAGTTGACGGTAAGCTTGTCGCCGACATGCGCGTATCAGATCTGACAATGGGTATGGTTGCCATCGAGATTATGGATCAGCTGGAGCAAGGCCGTTCAAAGAAAACTGTCGAGAACATTCTTGGCTCAGTCAGCCACATGATAAAATTTGCGATCATGAAAGGTTGCCGCGAGACTAACCCGCTGGACGGTGTCGAGCGCCGTGGCCAGGTTGCCCGTGCTGAGCGCAACAAAGCGGAACAGATTGCACCTGAGATCATCGAGGCGATCATGGCACAGATGACACCAGCCTGGGCGTTAGAGATGCGCTTTGCTTGCACAACCGGTTTGCGTCAGGGCGAACAGCGCGCATTAACCTGGGGTTGCCTGGATCTAGACAATTCCCAGGTCAAGGTCACACGCGCTATCAAGCACCGTGATGTGGTTGGCGCACCGAAAACTAAAACTGGTAAGCGTACCGTGCCGCTGACCCGTGACATGGTACAAGCTTTGAAAGAGTTGTACATTCGCAAGGGTCGCCCAAACAATCCTGATGACCTTGTGTTCTGCACAAGCAACGGCAACGAGAAGATGCCATCAAAGTATCTCGATGCGATCCACAAGGCGTGTGACGCAGCCGGTGTTGCGCGGATCCGCTGGCATGACCTACGTCACTACTATGCGTCAAAGCTTCTCCAGGCATACGGCGACGATCTATGGCGTGTACGCTCATACATGGGTCACGCTACAATCGCGATCACTCAGGGCATCTATGGTCACTGGTTGTCAGCGGAAGGTGAAGACACTGAAGCTGTAGACAAGCTATCAGCTATCTTCTGATCCATCATCTATCCCAAACGCTTTATCTAAAATGTCGCGGCGAACTAAGGTTTGCCGCCCATTTTTTATTGTCTTGATGTTTTGCGTTTTGATTAGATATGCAGCGCGCTTTCTGCCACGCTCTGTGTTGTCACCAAACAATACCTCACCGGCCTCTGCCATCGTCAATAAATGTCCCTGCATCTTATTCGAACCCTGTTGAGACATCGTCTGCATCCATGCTGTTCGACTGTTGGTATTGACCAGGTGATTGATCGTATTGCTGCGCTGCCTGGTTTTGCTGCTTGTTGTTCACAAACAGCGTTGTCCGGCCAGCCACTGGAAACTCACGCACATCAATTGCGTCTGTCCGTTCACTGATTGTGACAGATAGTTGCGCGCCGTATTTCTGCATCTCTTGAAATAGTCTTTCGCAATCTTGTTTCTGCCGATCAGACATTTGCTCATAGCGTCCCAGGGAGTCGTTCCAGGGTGTCTTCATATTGATCCATGCAGTGATCCGGTATTCTTTGTTTTGTTCAATCGGTTGTTTAAAAACTTGTGTGCCTCGCGAGAAATGCGCCATCATCTTGCTCCATCATTTAATTGTTCGAAACGTACCTTGCTGAACGCAAGTAACTCTGCTTGTAGATCTGGCCTGTTCTGCTTCAATTGTTTTATTTCACTAGCGTACTTTTCAGCAAGTTGTTTAATCTGAAATGTCGCTGTGCATTTTTTTAATTCTTGTGTCATGTAGTCTGTAAACCGTTGCGATTCATCGCTGGGTTTTGTATCTTTTTCCGGCGGGGGGAAGGGAATATCATCGGCCAATCCATTCGTCCTGGTGCCTGTGTCAGAACCGGCCTTTGCTGTTTGATTTCTCTCCGCACGAACAGCCGCATCATGCTCTGCATCTGTGTGCTTTGCGCGCTTGTCCACCACAGCTTCATTGTGTTTCGCTGTATCGATCTCTTCTACTGTCGCCATCTTGCCGCCGTGCAGCCCCAGGTTAGCCAGGGCGCGGCCCCAGGCGCTGGTTTGCGCGTTCTCGATAGCTGATGTCCGGTTGACACCTTGGCCTCTCAGTTCCTCTGCCAGCCCGTCAGCAACGACAAAGCCGTGCCGGTCTTTTATCTGCGCGCGCATCAATACACGCCTCTCGTTGTCTTCTAGAATCTCTGAGGTGATACTCCACTCAAGACCAGCATACTTGCGGAACGCCTCAACGCGCTGTGCAACCATTGTATAGTCTTTGCCATGTATGTTCATGCTGTTCATAGCAGCCATAGCAGAGTGTAGCTTCTCAATATCCATTATAACCCCCAAATGTTTTTAGCTTCTGCGATGTACTCAGGCGGCTCTTGCCAATAGATCGCGTTGAAATCTGGGCTAACGAGGCCCAGCAAATCTTCTTTGCAATCAGCTGCGCGCAGAATGTTTTCTGTGATCTTGTGCTGCATAGCGATGTCGCGGATGACATCTTCCAAAAAATCCGGTTTTAGTTCCGGCGTGTTGTTCTGATCAAACACCTTGTAATCGTATGCGTTTGCGTAGACCAGGAACGGTGGTTGTCGCCCGTTGCATGCGTAAAACCCTGCAACCTGGTAGACGTTGTTCATATCAAACATGCCGCTCAGTGACGAGGGCAGGGATCCTTTGGCCCAGGTTGTTTCACCCTTTTTGTTTTTGGTCATGCGTGACCATTTTGTTTTGAGATCCCCACGCCGCCCGTAGTCCGGCAATGTGTTGTGTGGCAGTTCACAGTTGGCCAGGCATTCCAAGTATTCTGTTTCACCGATGATCCGGTTATCACCGGACATAGCTTCTTTCAGCCCCATGATGGCATGCTCTACCACTTGAGGTATCTCTTCTATGTATTTCTCTTGCTTTGTTTTATCAGCATTGGCCAGGTCTACATCGTAGGTAATCGGCTGGTACTTTCGCAGCGTATCTTGCGCCACAAGCGCTGCCTCGTTCACTGAGAGCGTTTGTCCAAATTGTTCGTCAGGTATAAGATGAAGGTCGCATGCGTCCTGTACGGCGCGCCCAGCGGCCATAGCAGCACTGCCACGGTTCTTTGTAAACGTATCCATGATGACCTTTGCTTTGATGTAATCAGATTTAGCAGCGTCATCTGTGCGCAATATGTCCTTAGCCCATCTTACCTTGGGCCGCACATGTACTTTCTCAAATATATTTTTAGCACGATCCTTTGATCTAGGATTGCTATGATGAAAATAATTATGTCGTATCGCCCAATCAGGCGTGTCAAGCAGCATCGACTAAAACCCCCATTTTAGTGAGGTTTAGCGTAGGTCTATTGACGTTTTAGGTCAAGAGTTCTTGACGTTATCTTTCCATATAATTTCACAATTTTTAAGCCCATGCGGATATATTGTGGATACCGCCTCTGCCGCCCACTTTATCTTGAGTTGACGCATTGTCGCACCCTCTCGATCTGGGTTCGAAACATCGTAAAGTGTGTATGTATTTCCTGGTTCCGGATACAGAATACCAGCTGCGTATTTTGTGACCGTGCCGTTAATTTCTTTTTCTTCTTCCAGTTCAACGAAGCAGTCGCGCTGATATGATGATTTCAAGACGCACCCATTATCTATGCCGGTTTTGTCTATGATTGTTATGGATGTATGCCAGTTGAACCACGGCCCCATGTACTCTGAACTCACTGTGTAATACATAGCTGCATAGTTATTATTGATGTACGAGGGCAGTAAAATATGCCCTATTGGATCTATTGTAAAAGAACGATCCATAGAGCCATCTGCATGTATATTTGTTGTGCCTAGTATTGGTAAAGGCTGTGCTGCAAACAATACCTCATATGCATTGGTCTGCAGTATGCGCGCGTATTCTTCAGCGTCATACAGTGTCAGCTGTATCTTTCCATGCATATGCCGCGAGAGTGTTTCTGGCGTTACGCCTTTTAATTCGGCGACTGCTTTCTTTGTCATCCCAGATTGCTGGATAAGTTTTTCAAGATTGTTAGCCACAAATAAATCATCTTT